ATTACAAACCAAAACAACTAAAAACTATGGCACAAGAACTATTAAAAGTTGGCGCAAGTGGTACAGGGAAATCCACTTCAATTGCAAATCTAAACCCTGAGTCCACATTCATTGTTAACGTAGCTCGTAAGGCGTTACCATTCAAAGGATGGAAGACTAAGTATCCTATATTCAACAAAGAGAATCCCAACGGTAGATTTCACTCTAGTGATGTACCACACGAGATTCTTAAATGTTTGAATTACATTAATGACAAACGTCCTGAAATAAAGACAATTGTTATTGATGACTATCAATACACTATGGCAAACGAGTATATGCGTAGAGCTAACGAAACTGGTTTCAAAAAGTTTACTGAGATTGCTCAGAACGCTTGGTCGATAATCAATGCAGTTAAATCTATGCGTGACGATTTGCTTGTAGTATTTATGATGCACTCAGAAGTTACATTCGATGCTCACGGTAACAAAGTTACTAAGGCAAAGACTATCGGTAAAATGATGGATAATGTAGTTACTCTAGAGGGTATGTTTACTATTGTATTGTATACAGACGTTACTAAGAGTGAAACAGGTATGGAGTATACGTTCATTACACAAAATGACGGTACTAATACAGGTAAAACTCCTAAAGACATGTTTGGGTCTGTTAAAATTCCAAACGATTTAAACTTGGTAGCAGAGGCTATCGAAGAGTATAACAATTAATTAATTTCTAAAAGAGAGAAAAAATGTACGGAACTAACGTAGAAAGTAACAGTACTGGTGGAGTAATGCCAGCAGTAGGTATTCAAGAAAATTGTGAATTAGTAAATGTAACGCTTAACATGGATCAAGGCGGAAGACTTGACTTTGAGTTTAAGCAATCTAATGGTGCATCAGTGAAGCATGCAGAATTTCCTGCTAACCCAGATTATGGTGATGTAGAAAAGCAAGCAACTGACGTATCTCGTCGTGTAAAGCATATTGCTACTAAGTTTATGCCTGAAGCAGAGTTTGTTATAGACAATGTAACAACATTTGCAGAGTATGGTAACAAAGTTATTGCTTTGTTTGGTAAGAAGTATGCAGGTAGAAAGTTTAGAATGCTATTTATCTACAAAGGTAAGTATGTATCTCTTCCTAAGTACCCTAACTTTATTGAGCCTATGGAGATAGCTGCAGCTAATACTAACATCTATATCTCAGAGTGGAACAAGAAGAAACTTGTTAAGCCTGAGCCAGATGCTCCAATAGGATCAAATCCTACAACAGTATTAGCAACAGGAGGATCTGATATGCCGTTCTAATGTACGGTAGCCGAGTAGTAGAACTTAGTGATGAAGAGATTCTAGGGAAAATTAACTCTCTAGACATCTTTTCGTACTATATAGGCAAAGATTTTAAGTATGGGAGAGCTATGTGCTCTCCTTTACGTAAAGATAGATCTCCGTCTTTTACAGTTTTTAAACATAGTAGCGGTAAGTATTTCTTTAAAGATTTCAGTACGGGCGAGTCAGGTGATTGTTTCACCTTTCTCACCAAACTGTTTGGCTTAAAGAGATTTGATACTTACAGGTTGATAGACAATGACTTTCAGCTTGGCATCTCTACTAAATCTTTTACAACACCTACTAAACAATATGTGGGTGAGCATATAAAAGAGTATGAAAACATAAAACCATCTACTACTACTATACAAATTAAGTCCCGTCCTTGGAATTCCCAAGAGGATAAAACTTTTTGGTCTAAATATGGAATATGTTGTAACATACTTAATAAATATAATGTACGAGCTGCCGCTAATGTGTGGGTTAATGATAACCTTATTGTTAGCAGTAATCGTTACAATCCTATTTATGCTTATCATTTCCCTAATGGAAAAATGAAAATATATCAACCATATAGTAAATTTAAATGGTTAAGTAATACTAGCGTGTCTGATCTACAAGGGTTGAGCCAACTTCCACTTCGGGGGGACACGTTAGTTATTACTAAATCATTAAAAGATGTTATGTGTTTGGATGTATTTGGAATACCCTCTGTGGCACCTTCATCGGAAAGTTGTGTCATTCCTGCAGATGTTGTTAAAGACTTAACTGACAGATTTGCAAGAATATACATATTATATGACTTTGATCGCACTGGAATATCTTTTGCTAATAGACATAGGAAACTGTATGGATTTATACCGTTATTTTTCACTAATGGAAAATTTAATACCTTTGACTACAAATCAAAAGATTTTTCGGACTTTATAGCTCTTAATGGAGTTAGAGGTGCGGCTGAACTAATAGAATATGTATGCCAAGAGGAATATTTATACCAGGAAATGTCCCATCGAGCAAGAATGGACGAAGGTGGACGGGACGATACTTTATAGTATCTAAACAAACTGCTACTTATTATAAAACTAGTAAGGAGTTTTGGATTAAGCACAAAAAGGATTTTCTTAAACTTGTTGAAGGGTAAATCTTCAGGAGGCAATCCGTATAGAATTTCGTTTAAGTTTGTAAGAAAAAGTAAGCACAAGTTTGATTATATCAATCCTGCGCAAACTATACAAGATGAAATGGTAAAATATGGATGGATAACTGATGATAATGCAGACGTAATGGTGCCTATATTCTTAGAGTATGAGTATGACAAAGAGAATCCAGGAGTTTATATTAATGTATTAAAATCATAAAAATGTCTAAACCTAAAATTATATATCCTGAGTACTTTAAGCTTAATTGTTTCAATTATCTTAGACACTTTATGGATATTAGATTACTGATGTCTGCCATAGACCATGGTAGAGATAATGTCGTACGATACTATCTTGAAGATGCCCTAGATGATCCAGAATTATATGTGGATAGAATAGTGGATGAAGGAGATCGTAGAGTTGCAAATTCTAAAATTCATGCGCACAAACAGCGGCAGGAATTATACAGTGATTACATGGAATTATTAATTAAAACACACGATACAAACAATGTCACAAGAAAATTACTACGCTAAAGAAGATATTTCTAACAGCGACTTAGGAGAATTAAAATTATCTCCTCGTAGATTTGTTATGCGTAAGCAACAAGAAATGCAAACCAAAAGTGGTGCTATGCAACTTGGTACTCTTATTCATCAATTTACTCTTGAACCTGAAAACTTTGTTATGGCTGACGTAGAGCCTGTAGGAGGTAAAATGGGTGATTATATTAGAGCGTATTTTGAATTAGAGAAATCTGGTATTCCAGAAGACAAAATATCTGATACAGCTTACAGAGCTGCTCAGTATAAAGAAAGTCACTCTAAGCCTAACACTGTTTACAAAAGTTTTAGAAACAAACCAGAGAATGTAGCATTCTATGAGTTTTTAAAGAAAGCAGATGGTAAGATTGCTCTTAACAATAAAGATAAGCAAATCATTGAAGGATGTTTGATGTCTTTACGTGGTCATGTTGTAGCAAATAAGTTATTATTTGCAGAAAATGGTGAAAATGTAGAGAGTTTTAACGAAAAAGAGGTTTATTTTGAGCAAGAAGGCGTTAAATGTAAATCTAAACTAGACAGAGTTATTGTTAATCATGACAATAAAACTGTAACTCTTGTAGATCTTAAAACTACAAGTAGTCAAGTTTATGGTGAATGTACTCCCTTAAATACTAAAACAGGTATATTGTTAAGAGATTGGCATGTTACAGGTTTTATGTATTCTTGTTTACAGTATTCTTACCACAGACAGCTTGCGTTTTATGAGAATGCATTAAAAGCTGAGTACCCTGATTATAGTGTAGAATCTTTTATAGTAGCAGTGGACACTAAAGGTTCATATGACTGCGCAGTATTTAAATTACCTGCTGAATGGCTGGAAACAGGACAAGAAGAAATAAAATGCTTATTGTCTGAGTATAAATACTACAAAGAATCTAATAACTTTAATGTTAAACAAGGGTTTGAAAGTACTGTAGAATACTAAATTTTATTCGCTATGAAGAGAGATTATGAAGGGAGGCTAATGCGAAACAAAACATTTACATATATATTGCCTATGTTGCAAGATTATGTAAAGATTAAGAAAGAAAATTTAATTAACACTTACATTGGCAGTCAGGATAGACCTGACGATAATAATCACATATTTTTACTATTTAAATTTAGTGGGGAAAAAGAGTTTTTAGAATATGAAAACTATTTAACAACTACTAAACTTTATGTAGATTCGTATGACCCTGATAAGTACCATGTTATGTATGTATTTAAAGTGCCTAAAAAGCATCAAGATGTATACGATTTATTTAAAGAAGGCAAATATTCTGAGTTTCCTCAAGCATATAAAGTTTCTTTATTTGAATTTCATAACATAAAAACTCCTACGCATAGAGTAGCACAAGTTTTATTTAAACACCCTGATCTTAGAAAAGAGTGGGAAGAAAAACTTAATATACCTATACCAGAAGACTCAGAAGTATCCTCTGTCCCAGACATGGATTCTGAAATCTATTCAGATAAATACAAATATGTAGACCCTATCAAGCCAGTGGAAAATCCATTTGACTAAATGAAACTACAACAACAACACCACGTCGATGAAGTAATTGGCGTGCAGAAACAACACAAATTTAAAATAACGGACGGATCACAGGCTATCATTATGGATAGCCTGATTAATTTATACTCGGACCCTATTGGTTCGATTGTCCGTGAGATCACTTCAAATTGTATAGATGCAAACCGTGAGCGGAACCTTAAGTTAGAGGGTAAGATTCCAATGGAAGCAGAAGATAATAAATCTTTCTGGTCTACTAAGCAAACGGTTTGTATCGAATACGTTACGAAGAACACCATCCTAGGCGTGGATGAGTGTATGATATTCCACGATAATGGTTGCGGTCTCTCTCAGACGCGTGTGCAAGATGTATTTACTACATTCGGTGCATCAACTAAGAGAAACAATAACTATGAGATCGGTGGATTCGGCCTCGGTGCAAAGTCACCGTTGTCATATGCAGATACTTTCTATGTATCTAGTAGATGTAATGGTACTGAGACATATTATATGATTTATCGTAACAACGATAATGTCCCACATATGGATCAGGTGTATCAAGCAGCTACAGATCAACAAAATGGTACTAGTATTATTGTTCCTCTTAAGAGTAGGTATGATGCCTCTGATTTTAGAGAAGCTATTAATAATCAGCTTGCATACTTTGACAACATTGTATTTAAAAATGTTGAAGAAGGTTTAGGTAACATAAAAAACTATTACAGTAAATATGTTGGCTCTGGTGATGCTAAAGTAATAGAAGAGACAGAATCATATGCTATTACTAGCGATGGTTCATACCCGTGTCTTCTTGTAGGTAGAGTTAAGTACCCTATTAATTGGGATATGCTTAAAGATATGTCAGAATATGATTATAGAGGTAGTGTGGCTTTTAAGTTTAATATTGGTGTGCTTGATCTTGTACCTTCTCGAGAAGAGATACGATACACTCCTAAAACTATTGATCTTATTAAAGCAGCTCTTGACAATGTAAAGAATCAGTTTAAGAAAGATTTATCAGCTAAGTATTCTGGTATTACAGACTATATTGAATATTTACTTGCTATATCTAATATAAGCTATAGTGGTAATAGATACCGTTCTATGACAAGCACTGATCCATCAGCTATAAAAGCTAGTATGGCTCAATTATCAGCTTATGATGTAGAGTTTAAACCTAATCCACAACTTTCACCTAATAACCTAGCAATATATAATAAAACATTTCATCAATTATTTGATGGTATATCTGTATATCAATGCAAAGTATCTAGTAATTCTTCTGCTATAGGGGGTGAGACTATATACACTAAGGAGTTGTTTAACTGGTCTGATTTATTTCAAGCATTGCAAGAAGTAGAGCACATGTATTATGTTAAAGCTAATTTTAGTAAACTTAAAAGTTATACTATTATAAATTCTAGAGAAGAAACAACTTTTGTAGCATTTAAATCAGATTTACATAAAATAGGTGCTAAACTTGATTCTAAAACTCACAATTTGCTTGATGACCGTTCTGCACTTTCAAAAAGAGCTACATTTAATACTGTAACTAGAGTTTTAGGGCAATCTAAATGCATGTTATCGTATGATGATGTAGAAGAAGCAAATCTTGACGAACACTTTGGTGATGTAGTTGATAACAAGACTCGTCGTAAAGTAAACAAGCAAGTATTTGCTCGTAATGCTGAGTTTAAAGCTGATGGTTATGAAACTAAAATTAAGTACACTAACCAAGAGTACAAGATTTCAGGTTTGCAGACAATGTTGCACCCTGAAGAAGGAGATCCTAAACTTAAAGCTGTAGTTTATGCTGAAACAAAAGATCTTGATGAACTTGAGAAAGTTGTCAAAGTTTTAGGTAGTAGTAGAGATTTTTATGATAGCAACTACAATTATACATACAAATTTCAGTCAGATTACAGAATATTAAAAGTATCTAAAGATGTTGCAAAGCAATTTGCAAATCTCGATGGATTTATAACAGCACATGAGTTTATGAAAGATTCTACACACTTGCAGAGATTTGCTACTGCGCAGTATATTGGTAAATTTATAGATAAAATTAGATTTTTAAACTATTTTAAACCTTATGACAAAGATTTAAATAGTAAATTTTATAGTCTAAATAACTTTTATAAAAACAATACCAACGGATGTTGGCGTTGTGAAGATGATATACAACCTGTTGTAGAAGAAATCATGAAGCTAGATATTCCAGACACTGTTAGATACGACATGGAATTAGTAGATAAACTAGAAGAAGTGGTGGAATACTCGCAAGGTTTAGATCTTTTAAACTATGTAGACTTTACTCCAAAATCTAGGAAATCAATTGAAGATTTCTTATCTTTAAAGGGCAAAATGCCTGACAATCAACAAATTAAATTAACATTAACAGCTAAAAATCAAAAAGATGAATTACTTAGTAGCTAAAGTAACGCCAAACGACGTTACAGTAATTATTGATGGAAAGCACAAGAGAATCCGAAAGGATTCTCCTGATGCTGAACTAGTTATTGCTCTCGTAAAGCAATACAATTCGTGTAATATTCTAACTGAGAGGGAAGATATTGTTACAAAGATAGAAGAACTTTGCAATCCTGCAAAGAAAATTGAATTTAATTCTGATGGTCGGTTTGAATTCGATGGGAACTCTGCTATGTATCTTAAAGGTACAAGCGATCCAATACCTGAGTTTCTTGCTAAAAAGCTTTTGGAGTATATCGACAAAGGTTTGAATGTAGAAGCTCTAGTTAACTTCTGGAAGAACACACTGCTTAACCCTGATAAAGGCGTTAGACAGCAGTTGTTTGGCTTCTTAGAACACAATGGCCATCCAATAACTGATAAGGGTTATTTCTTAGCTTACAAAGCAGTGAAAGTTGCTCGTAAATATGACGCAGAAACAGGTGAAGAAGTTGTAAGCATTCGCTACGATGAAAACACAGGTGAGCGTATTGAAGAAACTCTTAACCAGTCTATGACTTTCAAGCCGTATCACTCAGGTGCACATGGTATGACAGTTAAAGTTGGTGAGCCTATTACAATGCCAAGAGAAGAGTGTGACTCTGACCCTGAAGTAACTTGCTCTGCAGGTTTACATGTAGGTTCTATGGAGTATGTACATGACTTTGGTTATAGTGGAGGTGTAATACTAGAAGTATTAGTAAGTCCTCGTAATGTTGTAGCAGTTCCTACTGACTATAACAATACTAAGATGCGTACTTGCGAGTATTATCCTATTGCTATTACTAATGGCGAGAATGATGCCATCTATTTAGAATCTGATTATGCTTCGTTTGACCATGCTACTATGGAAGACGATATAGTAAACTATGAAGAGTCTAAGCGAGATGTAATAAATGAAATTGAGAAAGAATTAGCAGAGCGTAGAGCTGTTGCTGACTCATTACTTCAATAATGATGTTAATCCTCACAAGTTTTTGTGTTGTTGTTAACTTGTTGTTGTTGTACTTGTGAGGAATTAATAGAAGGGGGTTGGCTTTATAGCCTTCCCCCTTTTTTTTTATTAAGCAGATGCTACAAAGTATTCTAATTGGCAGGTAGCTGTATCAGCGTCTGCAGATATAGCATCTATATTTGCTAAAGTAGGTGCAGTTCCTATAGAAGTGTCTCCATCTTCGTGAGCATCCATTACTGTAGGGCCTAATATAAAAGAATTTGCTCCTTCGTCACTACCTTCAGATTCTAGTTTTACAAAATACTCTGAGTCAGACATTTGTATTCTCAAAGTTATAAAGTTAGTGCTACTTAAATTTGTTAATCTTAAATATTTAACATCTCCATCTTTAAATGTACCTGCAGCAGCTAAAGAAGCAAATTTTAATATTTGTACTTCTGCTGTGGTGACATCCATTATTCTATGATCTACTTCAGTCACAGTTAATGTTTGAGTGTTTGTTGTACCTCTATCAGTACTTCCGTCTCCTAACGAAACGGCTTCAGTTAATGTTACTGTCAGTGTTGCCATAATCTATTATTATAAAAATTTGTATTAATCCTAAAAAAAATTGTACTTCATAGTAAGGTGCATGCTCTTCTGGTTGGAAGTGACGTACACCAAATACTATTCCTTTTGCCCATGTTAATCCGAATCCTAGTTTCATTATGCTAGAGGTTTAAGTAACCATCCCATAGTATCTTCTACATCTCTGTTTAGTTGATAGAATATAGGAATTACGTCGTTAATTTCTTTTGTAAGTTTTAATTGCCCTTTTCTTTTACCAGAAGCATATCTTTCCATTTCTCCTCCTGCTATTACAGTAACACTGTCTTCAAAGAATCTGTCCATTATTTCCATGCTATTTTGCACTAAACTTATAGATGCTGCAGGAGATTTTAAAATACGTAATGCTTCTCGTGGATTTGCAAACCCCACTAATTCAGAGTAAAGTCTTCTAGTGTAAAAAGCAGCCATCATCATTGCAAATTTTTGTTTTTCATCAGGCTCATCTTGAGCTGCTCCGTATAGTAAAGAAGATGTAATTAATGCAAGAACTATAGTAGATAGCTCAGTAGCCATTTCTTTCATGTTAGACTTCTCTCTTAAAGAAAGTTGATGCCATCTATCAGAAACAAGTTCCATACTAAACTTTCTAGTATCTTTCTTAATTCCTGCTATAAATCTTATCATAGTTGTGTAAGTACCTTCATCAAGATCTTGTATTTCTCTATTGTAATACACGTCTTCTTCAGTTAAATACTCTTTAGGTACTAGCGAAGTTCCTACACCTCTGTATCTTCTTCTTATACCAGGTTCTAACCATTTTCTAAGCATCATAACAAGTTTACCTGTAGCTGCTCTTTGGGCCATTGCTTGGTTGTTCTTATCGTAGTTACCGTTTAATCTTCTATTAAGATGGTTTAAATATCTTTTAACTACAAACTCTGTTTGCTGTAAATTCTTTTTATCTAACCAATAAGTTTGTCCGCTACTAAGCTCTATACCTTGAGCTATCTTTTTAATAACAAGTCTTCTTCCTGACTTATCTTTTTCGTAAGCCTCATCAAGAGACATTGCATCTTTTTTATCTTCTACAACATTCCCTTCATTATCTATAAACTGGCCTTTAGCATTTTTAACTTTTATACCGTTTAGAAATGCATACATTAAAGTGTTTTGTATGTAATTCTCAGCCATACTTGTTAGAAAATGTAATGTACTTTTGTCTGCTAGTTGACTAATTTTATTTGTACCTGCAAACTTTTTACTTACTGCGCTCCAATCTTGTGTAGAGTCATATATTTCTCCAAGTAGATTTGTTCTAGAGCTTGGAGTTAATGCTCCAATATCTGCTATTAAATTTATTACATCTGAATCATACTTAGCTTCAGCTCTAGCAACATCTTTTAAATTAAAGTCTAGCCCACCTACACCTTTTATAAAGTTCATAGTTTTACCTTGGAATAGAGATGCTCCAGCAGAAAAGTAGTTACCTATCAAAAATAAATCTCCTGTAAAACCCATAATAGATTGTGCAATTTTATTTACTGTTGCACTACCTACAGACTTTATACCATAGATTCTATCTTCTAATAAACTTTGTATAGCTTTATACGCATTAGATTCTGTACCACTAATAACTGCAGGTACATTTTTACTAAGGCCTAACTTTTTAGCTACTTTAGAAGTACCTCCAAATGTTTTTTGCACTGTTTTTCTAGTTGCCACTGCTTCTTTAAAAACTTCTAACTCTGGAAGTATGCTGTACTTTTCTTTAAAGTTTAAAGATCCCCAATAATCCATTAAGTACATACTTACTAAATCATACGATTGATCTCCTTTCTCTGCAAGCTCTTTTCTTTTCTTAGGATCATTAAAATATCTAGGTATAGTTCTAGCTATCTTTTGGTTTTCATCTAGATTTACATAGCTTACACGTTGGATACTTTCTTTTATTTTGCTCCAACCTTCTGCTTCTGTTTCATCAGGATTTTCGTTATGTAGGTCTACATCAGATGCTCTCACCCTAAATGTATCTCCTAACGTTTTAGATACTGTGTCTGCTACACCATTCTCAAAAGTACGCTCTAACACACTTTTTTCTATAGCAGGTAATCTTAATCCTCCAGGTTTACCTAAGTAATTCTTATCTCTCTTTTCTGCAAGGTCCACTAAAAACCAATACATATCGTATCTAGCTTCCCCCTTGTTGTTTTTATCTTTAAAATATTCGTAAGCAGGATCAATCCATTTAGATTTTGGTTTATATACTTGGCCGTTTATAGAGTTTGCATTTACCCAAGTTTTTAAAGCTGCAGTAGCCGCTCTAGCTTGATCACTAGTTTCACCATATTCTTCTATAGCTATCATTTTCTTTTCGTAAAATTCTTTACGAGTTTTCCAATACTCTGCTTTAATATTACCAATTAAAAACCCTGTAAGATTGCCTTTACTGTCTTTTGAAAGAAGGTCTGCATACAGCTTAGTCATGTCTTTAGTGTCTCTTCCTTCTTTGTAACGCTCAAACATATCATAAGCTTCTTTAGTCTTATTTATAGTTTCTCGCATTACAATATAATCAGCTTTATCGAGCACTTCTACAGCTATTTGTATTATATCGTCTGTAATATCTCTAGGGTTACCAAAATAAGCATCCATCCAACTAATATCGTCAGATACAGACAGCATGTTTCTTTTAATAAAATCTTTTTCTGCTTGCTGTAGCTCTGCTTTATTTAACTCCACTAACTTATCTACATGCGCTGCTTTCTCTTGCGCAAACTCTACACTTGTCTTTCCAGGATTATTCTTTTTCCACGTAGAGTATTCTCCAAAACTTCTAGCATAATTATCTTTAGCTATTCTAGTTTGCTTACCTTCTACTTGCCCCCATTTTTCACCAAGAACATCAATAAATCTTTCTGATAACTTTTGCTTAAGGGTTTGTATTCTATCAGCTATTTTAGAATAGTTAATTTTACTTTTGTCAAATTTAGATTTTAACTTAGGGTTTTTGTTTATTATATAAACTACATCCTCAATAGCAGCAAAATATCTAAGTCGTTTTAAGTATTCGTAGTGTACGTTTACATCTTTAGATCTTAGCTTTAAAGCTTTTTCTATACTATCTATATTTGCATTAACTTCTTTAACGTATTCTACTAAAGCCTCTTCTGTTTTATATGTCTGCAGTTTAGTTAGCAGTCCTTGCACTTTATTTTTAAAATCTGCTTTTTGTTTTTTCTGTCTCTGCATAGGAGACCCTTTTTGTGTTCTAGTTTTTGCATAGTCCCCTACTTCCTTAGCCACTCTTTTTAACAAAGCTTCTGTTTGCTGTATTAAGTCTTCTCTTACGCTTGTAGGTGTAGTAGGTGTGTATTTATCTATAAGTTTCATGTATGTTGCAGGCAAATCTTTTTCTGCTTTCATACCTTTCTTCTTAAAATATTCCATCACTGACTCTGCAGTAGGAAGACCGTCTTTCATGTCTTCCCTACCTTTTGCAACTGCAGGATTTGTAAAGTCACCAAAATATCTTTTAAATGCAGGAGTGTATACATGCAAATAAGCTGCTTCACCTATACGATCTCCTTCTTCTTTGTCAAATTGTTTAGTAAACTCTCTTACTAAGTTATTTTTTAATTCACACGACATATTATATACATTCTGGTTTAGTAAATTCTTGAATTAAATCATTGTTAGCTTCAAACTCGTAAGCTGCATTAACTATTTTCATAGTTTCTCTACTAGCAACTACTTGGTTCTGCTCAAGCATACTTTTAGGTTCTTCTTTATCAAATCTATATTCATTTATTCTAAATCCTCCGTCCATATCTAAACCTAAAGGAGATATAGGGTAGAATATAGGATTTAAATACTGTTCTCCACCTTTATTAACTACTTCGTATCCTCCATTTTTAAATAATAGTATTTCTCCTGTAGGATTAGCTGGGGTTATACCCATATTTAATGTAACAAATCTTGTAGTTATATGTTTTTTAGCTTCTCTACCTAAAAGTCTAAATCCATCTCTATACCCTTTCTTTTTACTTAAAGGAGATACTGAATCACTTTTACGTAATCTAGGAGCATACTTAGTATTTTTATACTCATGTCTTATTACTTGATCTATACCTGCGTGCAGTATGTCTCCTGAAGTTAGCTTAAGTTCTTGCACAGATTCGTTAAAATTATTTTCTATATTCCACATAATAGGTATAAGACTATGGAACGCTTTTAACCCTCCTCTAAATCCTGACGTAATATACGAATACTTTACTAATTTTTGATAAAAAGCTTTTTCTGATGCATTATCAGAGTTTAAACCGTCTTCCCATGCTTGAGTTGCTAGTTTTTTACTGTCTGAAGGTAAGAATTTAGCATTGCTCATAAATATCATACTAGGCATTTTATTAATACCTTCAGCATTTCTATAAATTTTAGATCT